TATGTATTTATTGCACCATAAAAAGGCGGTGAATAACATGCCAAAACTGGATATTTCATTGAAGAAAGTTGTTGGTAAAAAGTATAACCGATTTTGGAAGTTCAAAGGTAGATACCGAATTGTTAAAGGGTCAAGAGCATCAAAGAAATCAAAGACCACTGCACTTTGGTATATTGCCAATATGATGAAGTACCCTGATGCAAATACCTTGGTGATAAGAAAGACTTTCCGAACAATCAAGGATTCCTGTTTCACTGAATTGAAATGGGCAATCAACAGGTTGTGTGTTCAGGAATTTTGGAAAATCACTGAATCACCGCTTGAAATGACTTACATTCCCACAGGTCAGAAGATTTATTTCAGGGGTCTTGATGACCCATTGAAAGTCACTTCTATCACTGTTGAAGTTGGTTGCCTGTGTTGGATGTGGATTAACATTATCGGTTCACATCATAAAAATAAACTTCTCTAATTGCTGGAACACCCTAACGTAAAGACGAGGGCAATCAGCAGCGAAGCTACTTGACAATAATAAATGGTTATGGTATCATATACTTACGAAATACAGGTAAGGACGGTGATACCATGAAAGAAGTCTGGAAGGACATCAAGGGATATGAGGGCTTCTACCAAGTGAGCAATCAAGGATGTGTGAAGAGCCTTGGCGGTTGGTGCGGAACTACTCTAAGGAAAGAGAAAATCCGCTCCACAAGCCTTACGCATGACGGATATGTGAAAGTAAGGCTGATACACCAAGGAAGAGACAAGACGGCGAGAGTTCACAGATTGGTAGCAGAGGCATTCGTTCCAAATCCTGAAAGCAAAAGCACAGTCAATCACAAAGATGGAAACAAACAGAACAACATTGTTGAAAATCTTGAATGGGTTGACAGGAAAGAACAAATGGTTCACGCTTACAAGATGGGATTAAAAACTTCAAGGCTTGGTTCTGAAAATTCCAATGCAAAACTTACCGATGAACAAGTGAAAGAAATCCGAAAACTATATGTTCCACAAAGCAAAGAATTTGGAACGGTTGCACTTGGCAAAATATACGGTGTGACAAATAGGGTGATAGGATTGATTATAAACGGTAAGGCTTATAAAAATGTCAAGTAGAACGTTCAACGACTATCGAAAGCGGAAAAGACACCTTAAAAGGGTGTCTTTTTCAGTTAGTAGAGTAGGATTCAAGTGAATCCGAAACGGGAAGCACCTGAAAGGTGAAGATATAGTCTGCTCTGTATGGAAACATACAGAGGGTAAGCGGAAACGGCTTACCCGTAACACAATGCGAAGAAGCTTATGAGATCATGAAAGAAGATGATTTCAACATCCTGGATGAAAGTATTCGTGGACAGGTTGAAGATGGACTGTTCAAACAGATCACCCTTACCTTCAACCCATGGAATGAACATCACTGGATCAAGAAGCGGTTCTTTGATGCAGACCCTGATCCTGACATCCTTGCACTGACTACCAACTACCTTTGCAATGAATGGTTGGATGCAGCTGACAAGAAACTGTTTGAACAGATGCGAAAGAACAACCCAAGAAGATACAGGGTTGCAGGTCTTGGTGACTGGGGTATTGTTGAAGGTCTTGTCTATGAGAATTGGAAAGAACAGAACTATGAACTGATCACCAAGAATGATTTCCTGAAGTTAGATGAAGCTGACCGGATAAAAACAACATATGTGTTCCGGGATGATATTCAAACAGGATTTGGTCTTGACTTTGGTTATACCAATGACCCTTCCGCAGCATTCATTGGTTTTGTTGACCTTGCCGGTCATAAAATCTATGTATGGGATGAAATGTATGAAAAAGGACTTTCAAACAAGCGGATCTTCAGCAACCTTCAATCAATGGGATATGGAAAAGACCGGTTCACAGGTGATTCAGCAGAACCCAAGTCAATTGATGAATTGAAGGGTTACGGATTACGGATCACCGGTGCTGTCAAAGGCAAGGATTCAATCAACAATGGCATTCAGTGGATTCAAGATTTTGAAATCATAGTGCATCCCAGGTGTGTGAACTTCCTGACGGAAATCAGCAACTACACATGGGACACTGACAAATTCGGAAACAAACTGAATGTTCCCATTGATGACTTCAACCACTTGATGGATGCTATGCGTTACGGTCTTGAACGCTATATCAAGGGCAATCGGTGGTTGTATTAGTAACACGGTAGTATCAGAAACCCTTGATTACAACATAATTCAAGGGTTTCTGTTTTATTACACAATATTTTATGGAAAGGCGGTGAAAAAGAATGCTAAAACCGGAAGAAATATCAGCCTTGATTCAAGATGATTCAACATCTGAAAGAAAGAAATCCTTTGGAGTTGGTCAGAGGTATTACGAAGGACAGCACGATATTCTTTCATACAAACTGTATTATTACAATTCTGATGGGAAATTAGTTGAGGACAAAACAAGAAGCAATATCAAGATTTGTCATCCGTTCTTCACTGAATTGGTAGATCAGTGTGTTCAATATATGCTGTCCGGTGATGATGCTTTTGTCAAATCGGATATTCCTGAACTTCAGGATGAATTGGATCAGTATTTTGGTGATGATTTCAAATCTGAATTGTCGGAAACCTTAACTGATGTATGCACCGGTGGGTTCGGCTATATGTATTCCTACAAGAACGCTGATGACAGAACCGCATTCATCTTTGCTGATGCAATGGGGGTTGTGGAAGTCAGGGCGAAAGACACAGATGACCATACACAGTATGTGATCTATTGGTATATTGACCGAATCGACAAGGGCAAGAAGAAAATCAAACGCATTCAGGTTTGGGATTCAAAGCAAGTCACATATTTTGTTCAGGTTGATGATGGAAAAATCGAAGTTGACAAGGGTGAACCTTTGAACCCAAGACCACATATTGTCTATGAAAAGGATAACGAAGAAGGCAGATATGGTGATTCGCTTGGTTACATTCCTTTTTTCTGTATTGATAATAACAGAAAGCAAATCAGTCATCTGAAACCTATCAAAGCACTGATTGATGATTATGATTTGATGGCTTGTGGGTTGTCAAACAATCTTGTTGACATTTCAGAAGGATTGTATGTTGTTAAGGGCTTCCAAGGAAATGATTTGGAAGAACTTCAGCAGAATATCAAAACAAAAAAGATGATCGGCACTGAACCTGATGGTGATGTTGACATCAAAACTATTGATATTCCCTATCAGGCAAGGCAAGCAAAACTTGACATTGACGAAAAGAACATTTACCGATTTGGTATGGGTTTCAATTCGGCACAGGTTGGTGATGGCAATGTCACAAACGTTGTCATCAAATCAAGATATGCTTTACTTGATTTGAAATGCAACAAACTTGAAATCAGGCTGAAATCTTTTCTGAAGAAGTTGGTCAAAATTGTTCTTTCAGAAATCAATGATGAATATGAAACTGATTATCAGGTCAGTGATGTTTATTTTAAATTTGAAAGGGAAGTAATGACCAATGCAGCAGATAATGCACAGATCGACAAGACCGAAGCGGAAACCGAACAGGTCAAGTTGAACACTATATTGAATGCTGCTGCAAGGTTGGACAATGACACTGTTCTTCAGGCTATCTGTGAATTGCTTGAACTTGACTTTGAAGATGTCAAAGCATTGGTGGAACAGAATCCTGTTGTGGATTTGAACACGGCATCGGAAGCCCTTGCAAACAAGCCTGTTGAACCTGATGTTCCACCTGAAGGTGATGAAGGCGGTGTGGATGAATGAATGCAAGACAAAAAGAAGTCCTTGAACAGTCCTTGAAAGACGAACAAGCGGTTCTTGATGCTCTTACAAAGAATTACACATCTGCACTTGCTGACATTCGGAAAAACATCAGGGAATTGCAAGCAAACCCACTGACACAATCAAAAGCCTATCAACTTGAATATCAAAAGCAGTTGGAAAAGCAGATTTCAGGTATTCTTGATAATTTGCAAGGTAAAAATTTTAATTCCATTGCTTCTTACCTTCAAACCTGTTATGAAACGGGCTTTGTGGGTAATATGTATGATATGCAAGGTCAGGGTGTTCCATTTGTTATTCCGATTGATGAAGGTCAAGTTCTGAAAGCAGTTCAAAAAACAGGTGATGATTTTAGGTTATCAAATAAACTTTCCGGTAATACAACTGAACTGAAGAAGCAGGTCAAATCTGAACTTCAAAGAGGTCTTGCATCACAACTGTCCTATGCTGATATTGCACGGAACATAAGTAACTATGGTCAGGCAGATATGAACAGATCAATGCGAATTGCCCGGACTGAAGGACATAGGGTACAATCGGAAGCAAGACTTGATTCAATGTATGCAGCAAAGAAAAAAGGTGCTGACATCGTGAAACAATGGGATGCAACACTTGACGGTCAGACAAGACCGAATCACCGACAACTTGATGGTCAAATCCGTGAACTTGATGAACCATTTGAAGTTGGTGGAATGAAGGTTGATTGTCCGGGCGGTTTTGGTATTGCTTCGGAAGATTGCAACTGTCGCTGCTGTGTTCTGCAAAGGGCAAGATGGGCATTAGGTGAAACAGAACTTCAAACACTGAAAGACAGGGCATCTTATTTTGGACTTGATAAATCCAAAGACTTTGAATCATACCGTGAAAAATACATTCAGGCGACAAAAGTTGATTGAAGCATCCACAGACGGTGCTTTTTTCATACCCTTCTTCAAAAGTCAGAAGTAAAACAGAGCATTTCAAAACAAGACATAACTTGTAAAAATTGTAATTTGAAAGGATGAAATAAATCATGACTTTACAGGAAATTTTGAAGGCAAAAGGTTTGGATGACAAGGCAATTGAAGGTGTCATTGGTGAAATGAAGCAGAACAAAATCTTCACTTCTGCTGAAGAAAACCTTGACATCCGATATGGCAAACTGAAAACGGACTTTGATGCCCTGACAAAACAGCACGGTGAATCAACCGCCTTGATTGAACAGATGAAAAAGGACAATGCCGGCAATGAAGCACTTCAGTCCAAAATCACTGAATATGAAGGCAAGATTCAGAACATGGAAAAGGAACTTGAACAGACCAAGATTGATGCAGCGTTAAAGGTTGCCCTTCTTGAAGCAAAAGTGACTGATGTTGATTATCTTACTTTCAAGATCAAGGAAAAAGGTGAAGTCAAACTTGGGGATGATGGCAAAATCAAGGGTATTGATGACACCATTGCTTCCCTGAAAACGCAGTTCCCACAGCACTTTTCTTCTGAAACCAAGAAGAAAATTGACGAAAACAAACTTCCTGACGGTGATCCGGACAAGAATCATGGTGTCACCAAGGAACAGTTTGAAAAGATGGGTTATCAGGACAGATTGAAGTTCTTCAATGAAAACCCTGATGCCTACAAGGAATTTACTTCCACAGAAAACTAAAATCAAAACAATTATTTGAAAGGATGGTCTTATTATGGCTACTACTAAAATCAATGATCTTATCAATCCGCAGGTCATGGCAGACATGATTTCTGCCAAAGTTGAAAAGAAAATTGTTGTTGCACCTTTCGCAAAGGTGGACAACACCCTTGTCGGTGTTCCCGGCAATACTATCACCGTTCCGAAATACGGATATATCGGTGATGCTGCTGATGTCGCAGAAGGTGTTTCTTGCGACACTGTAAAACTTTCCACCGGTGTGACCACTGCCACTGTCAAAAAGGCAATGAAGGCGGTTGAACTTACTGATGAAGCAGTTCTTTCCGGTTATGGCAACCCTGTTGGTGAAACCAACAATCAGTTGGCAAAATCCATTGCTGCAAAGATTGACAATGATGCTATGGCTGCACTTCAGACTGCTGTATTTGTGTTTGATGGTTCTTCCGCTGCAATCTCTTACAATCAGATTGTGGATGCCATTGATCTTTTTGATGAGGAAGTGAACAGTGAAAAGGTAATGTTCATCAATCCCCGTCAGGTCAGCACCCTTCGCAAAGACAGCAACTTCATTTCTGCTGACAAATACAAGGCAGGTGTCATCCTTACCGGTGAAATCGGCATGATCGCAAACTGCCGAATTGTTCCTTCCAAGAAAGTTCCCCATGTTGATGGCAATGCAGGTTCAAGAACTATCACCATTGCCGGAACTGTTGCCATTGGTGACAAGTTCAACATTGATGATTATGAATTCACTGCTACTGCTGCAACTGCAAAGAATGTTGCTGACGGTATTGTTGCACTGATCACTGCTGATTCCGATTGTGGTTACAGTGCTACAAACAGCAATGGTGTAATCACCCTTACCGAAAAAACCGGTTTCTATGGCATTTCCCTTTTCCATGTTCCGGTTATCGGCAAGACTTCTACTGCCGGAACTATCACTGCAAGTGGTACTTATTCCGGTACTACCATTTACAAGTGTCCGATTGTTAAACTTAACAATGATGCTGAAACGGAAGAAGATGCTGCTGCAATCACCATCTATCTGAAGAAGGACACTTCGGTTGAAACCGAGCGTGACACCCTTGCAAGAAAGACGGACATTTCCGTTGACAAGCATTACACTGTTGCCCTTACCAATGATGGCAAGGTTGTAATCTGCAAACTTTTAGCGTAAATGACCCAACAGAACAGCGGTCACATCACTGCAACCGCTGTTCTTATTGCAGAAAGAAGGTGTGACCATGATCATTAGTGTCAATGAACTGAAACAGATGCCGGAATTTGCTGACAAATCTGATGCTGTTCTTCAGCGGAAGTTGAATGCAATTGAAAGCCTTATCCGAGCATACACAAACAATAATTTTCAGAATCGCCTAATTCGATTTGAAGCACCTTCAAGTGCAATCCTTCTTGGATGTGAACCGATGATATCTGTGAATGACACAGTTCAAATCACAGAATCGGTCAATCAAGGTCTGTATGTTATTCAAGCAATCGACACAGCAAAAAAGGAAACCACACTGAACAAGGCTTTATTTCCGGCTGAAAACAATCTGATTACCAAAGTTGAATACCCTGATGCGGTTGTTGAAGGTGTAATCAATATGATGATTTGGGAAGTGCAAAATCGGAACAAAGTTGGAATTCAGTCTGAAACCCTTTCAAGGCATTCAGTGACCTATTTTGCACAGGATGCAAACAATCAGGTGATGGGTTATCCAACAACCCTTCTTGGTTTCCTGAAGCCCTATATAAAGGCAAGGTTCTGAAAATGATTGGTGGAAACATCACAGCATTGATGCAAGTAAATATTCCCGGACAGAAGAACAGCATAGGTGAAAAAGTTTCTGATTGGTTTGATGTAGTTCAATTCAAAGGTTGGCTTGACTATCAATCAGGCGATTCCAAAAGAAGCGTTTACAATGCGAAGATTGAAGAATCAACACACATATTCCTATGCGACTTCCGTTCCTTCAAATGCTTATCTGCAAAATGGGAATGGAATCCGTTCAACTTCTTGGAAGGTATCATCAACTTGGAGTTGGAACAAGATGTGGATGTCACTTCAGAAAATGCCCGGATGATTATCAATGGCAAACTGTATGATATTCTGCTGATAGATGATCCAATGAATTTGCATCAGCACCTTGAAATTTTTCTGAAGTATGCAGGTGGTCAGTGATGGGTGTTAAATTTGAAGATTTCAGGGTTAAGTGTAAAAACGCTATGGGCGATGCTGCCATTGCTTTTCTTTATGAAGCAAGTGGTGAATTGAGTGCCCAAACTGCAAGAAACAGCCGTGTAAAAACCGGTCAAACAAAAGGTTCTTGGGATTATGTTGTTGACGAGGGCGAACTCCAGGCAACTGTTGGTTCGCCACTGCAAAATGCCATTTGGGAAGAATTCGGAACAGGCGAATATGCCCTTGAAGGTAACGGAAGAAAAGGTGGTTGGTTCTATGTCGATGAAAAAGGGAATGGACACTTTACACACGGCAAAAAACCAAACAGGGCTTTGTTCAATGCTTACACAACTTTGAAACCATCCATCATTGCTGCTGCCGAAAGTAAATTGAAAGGAATGGGTTGATATGCTTGAAGTGCTGAAAGCGTTAGACACGCATTTATCAGAGCATCTTGGACTGAATTATGAATTCGGTCAGATGTCTGATTCACCACCCAAATACCCCTATTGGGTTGGCGATTATACGGAATCGGAAAGCCTTACAGAAGATGGTGTTGAACAACCTATCATCATTCTGAATGGCTTTTCAAGGGGGAAGTTCATTGAATTAGAGAAACAAAAAGAGAAGATAAAGGAATACTTCAAGTTTGGTAAAACTGACTTGATGACCGTAACACTTCCGGATCAGACTATTTCAAAGGTGTCTGTGAACATTTGGTTTTCCGATTCAATTAACATACCCGATGACAATTTGGATTTGAAACGCTGTCAGATCCATTTGAACACAAAAATTTGGAAAGGATATGACTAATTATGGCTTACGAAGAACTTAAAAAGCACGGTATTACCGCAGATACACCGGAAAACCTTATGCTTGGTGCAGGTATTATCTGTCACAACCTTGAATGGAAATCCAACAAATGGAAATATGACATCCTTGGTGCAACTTCCGGTGGCAACAAACTTTCCATCAAACCGGAAATCACCACTGTTGAAGTGGATGGTGCTTTGGTTAAAATCAAGGGTCTTGACCGCAAAACCGGTGAAACTGCTTCCCTTGAAACCAACATCATTGAGATCACACCGGAACTGATCAAGAAGGGTGTAATTGGCAAAAACGGAACTTCGGAAATAACCGGATATGATCTGATTACTTCCAAAGCTGATATTGAAACCGGTGATTATTACAAGAATTTTGGATTTGTCGGAAAGAAAACCGATGGAACACCTGTCATTGTAATTTTCGACAATGCACTTTGCACTTCCGGTTTTGAAGCAGAAAACAAAAACAAAGAAGCAACTGTTGTTAAATGCACTTTTGAATGCTATCAGGAATGCAATGCTGAAACAGATTTAAGCATTCTTCCCTATCGCATTTATTACCCTACACCGGCAACACAGACCGAACAGGGTTAAGAAAGGATTGATGAACAATGAGTGAAACAACTAAAAACTATACCTTCAGAACTTTGAATGCAACGGATATTGCCCCGATGTGCAAGATTATTAGCAAGATCGGCATTGATGAGTTCACCAAGGTGTTTGAATCTGAATCAGTCCTGAAGATCATCAGGAACGCAAAAGACAAGAAAGCAATCACGGATGTTGCCGGACTTCAGGCATTTCTTGAAGTTGCTAATATCATCTTGTCACACATCCCCGATTGTGAAGGTGAAATCTTCACGCTGCTTGCAAATGTCAGCGGTCTGACAGTTGATGAAATCAAGGCATTTGACCTTGCATCCATCACAAGAATGGTTGTTGAATTCGTCAAGAAAGAGGAATTCAAGGATTTTTTTGGGGTTGTTTCCGAATTGTTCAAATAGGTTTCATCAAGGAAATGGATTTGCTATTCAAAAGATATGCGAATCCATTTCCTTTGATAGACCAAATGATTGTGATGTCCTGTTTTGCTGATTTCATTCTTGAATCACTTCATAACGATGATGAAGATAGACTTTGGGATTTCTATCTTCACAAGGTTCAGGGTGATAAAAGTTTCAATGACTTCAGGGATGATGTTGTTGCTCAAAACACTGAAGTCACACAAGAAGATTTGGAAACAACTATCAATTATTCAATTGATTTATTACAGGGGTTCAATCCCCCATAATACACAGAAAGGGGGTGCGACACCTTGGAACTATTTAAGTTATTCGGCACAATCGCCATTGATAACGCTGAAGCAAATGAAGCGTTGGATGATACTGGCGATAAAGCGAAAGAAACCGGAAAAAACATCAAGGAAACCGGTGACGATGCTGAAAAATCTGAAAGTAAATTTTCAACAGCATTTCAGAAAATGGGTTCAGCAGCAGTGAAAGTTGGAAAGGCTATTGCAGCCGGTCTTGCCGTTGCAAGTGCAGCGGTCGTGAAAATCGGAAAAGATGCAATTAGTGCTTACGGTGATTATGAACAGTTGGTTGGCGGTGTTGAAACACTGTTCAAAGATAGTTCTGATACCGTAATTCAGAACGCTGCAAACGCTTATAAAACCGCAGGTATGTCCGCAAATGCGTATATGGAAACGGTTACTTCGTTTTCCGCTTCGCTTTTGCAATCCTTGGGTGGTGATACCGTAAAAGCAGCGGAAAAGGCTGATACCGCTATAACAGATATGTCTGACAACGCAAATAAAATGGGAACTTCTATGGAAGCCATTCAGAACGCATACCAGGGATTTGCCAAGCAGAACTATACGATGCTGGACAACTTGAAACTCGGCTACGGCGGCACAAAAGAAGAAATGGAAAGACTGCTTGAAGATGCTTCCAAAATCAGCGGTATCAAGTATGATATTTCTTCTTTTTCTGACATTACCGATGCAATACATATTGTTCAGACCGAAATGGGTATTACCGGTACAACAGCAAAAGAAGCAGCCACAACCATTCAAGGTTCTATTTCTTCAATGAAGGGTGCTTGGCAGAACCTTTTAACAGGTCTTGCAGATGGAAATCAAGATATAGGTGGTCTGATAACAAATGTATTCAACAGTATGGTAACTGTTGCAGATAACATCATTCCAAGAATTCAGCAGGTACTTCAAACACTTCCGAACTTGATTACACAACTTGTTCCAAAGTTGATTTCAAAGGTTTCAGAAATAATTGATGTTTTGCTTCCGTCTGTTGTTGATGGTGCAGTTTCTCTGCTGAATGCCGTTGTTGGTGTGCTTCCGCAGTTGTTACAAGCCTTGATGAATGCACTGCCGTCAATAATCAGCGGTATTGAAAAGGTGTTTTTTGCTATTGTCGATGCGTTACCTTCGCTGATGCAAACAATCTGTGATGCACTGCCTGTTCTGATTCCGCAGTTGGTTGAAGCATTAGTAAATATGATTGTTTACTTATGTGAAAACCTGATGACAATTATTCAACCGTTGCTTGATAATCTTCCGGCGATCATTATCGCTATTGTCGATGCTTTGATGAATAACCTTCCGACACTAATTCAAGGCTTGATAACCTTGGTTATTTCCATTGTTGAAGCATTACCGGAAATCATCCTTGCATTGATAGAAGCAATTCCAACGATTATTACAAGTATTCTTGAAGGTCTTTGGAATTCGTTGCCTGTTTTGCTTGAAGGGATTATCAGCATAGTTGGAAGTATTCTTTCGGCAATATGGGAAGTGCTGTCTACCATTTTTGCACCGTTAGGTGATTTCTTTGCGAAAATATGGAATGCTTTAACCGCAGCATTCAGCACAGTTGGAAATTGGGTGTATGAACACATCATCGCCCCTGTCGCAAACTTCTTCAAAGGACTTTGGGGAGGTATTGTTTCGGCATTCCATACTGTTATTGATCCTTGGATCGAAATTGTGAAAAGGGCTTCGGTTTGGGTAAATGATAACATCATCAAACCTGTAAAAGAGTTCTTCAGCAATCTTTGGGAAAGCATTGTTGGCATCTTCAAAGGTGCTGCATCTTGGTTTGAGAACACTGTTATTCAACCCATAAAGAATGTTTTTACAAATGTGTGGAATGCAATCAAGAACGGTGCATCAAAGGCTTGGGAAGGTATCAAAAGCATCTTTCAGCCGGTTGCAGATTGGTTCAAAAACATCTTCAGCAAGGCTTGGCAAGCGGTTAAGAATGTATTCAGCACCGGTGGAAAAATATTTGATGGCATCAAAGAAGGTATTGTCACAGCATTCAAAACGGTGGTCAATGCAATCATCAGAGGTATTAACAAGGTCATCACAATTCCGTTCAATGCAATCAACAGTGTTCTTTCAAAGATTCACAACATCAGCATTTTGGGTGTCAGTCCGTTCACTTGGGTTCACACCTTCAATGTTCCGCAGATTCCTGAACTTGCAGAAGGCGGTGTCCTTGAAAAAGGACAGGTTGGTTTGCTTGAAGGTGAAGGTGCAGAAGCGGTTGTGCCTTTGGAAAAGAACACCGGTTGGATTCGGAATGTTGCTGAACAGCTGCATCAATTCAGCCTTGAAACTAATGCAAATATTGCCGGTATGATTCCGGACAACTATGGAAAATCCCTTGAATATCAGGAACAGCAAATCACGGCAATTGACATTCTTGCAGAAAAGTTTGAAAAAGTGCTGATGATCCTTGCTGAATACTTCCCTGAATTTGCAACACTGCTTCAGAACAGGCAGGTTGTTCTTGCAGATGCAGGTGGTTTGGCACATAGTCTTGCCCCGGCAATGAACAAAGAACTTGGAATCATATATACACAGAAAGGAAGGGGTAATGAATGATTGGTGTTAAATTCGGAACAAAACATTCTTTCAGGGATTTTGGACTGATACTGACATCAAAAACAGTGTCCTTTCCGAAACCGAAAACAGAATCAGTCACCATTCCCGGTGCAGATGGGCAACTTGATTTGTCCACTGCACTGACGGATGGTGATGTGAAATATGATAACAGATCACTGACATTCAAGTTTTCTATTATCAATCCACAAAAGAATTGGGAAACAGTAAAATCAACCCTTGCAAACTATCTTCACGGACAGAAAATGAATGTGATCCTTGATGTTGACAAGGGTTTTTACTATGTCGGCAGATGCACCTTGGATTCTTGGTCTGAAAGCAAGAAACTTGGAACACTGACCGTCAAGGTTGATGCAGAACCATACAAGTATTCAGTTCTTGAATCAACTGATGATTGGTTGTGGGACATCTTCAACTTTGAATCCGGTGTGATCTATGACCTGTCTGACATTGCTGTTTCCGGCACAAAGGTTGTCACTGTCCGTTCTATGCGGATGAAGGTTGTTCCAACAATCACAGTCAGTGCAAACATGGATGTCAGGTTCAAGGGTGTCCAATACGGACTGACCACAGGTGAAAACAGGAATTTGAACATCATCTTTTCTGAAGGTGACAATGAACTGACATTCATTGGGACAGGAACAGTGTCAATCAACTTCAGAGGGGGTTCATTGTAATGTATCAGATCAGTTGTGATGGGTACATTTTACATGATACCCGGCTTGAAAAAGAATACAGGGTTATTTCCCCAAAGTGTAAACTGAAAACCAATACAACCGGAACACTGTCATTTCAGATTGCACCTACACACCCATATTATTCAGTGATCCAAAAGTTAAGTTCTGAAATCACACTGACACAGGATGGTGATTGGATTTTCACCGGAAGGGTTCTGAATGATGAAAAGGACTTCAACAACATCAAAACTGTTGAATGTGAAGGTGAACTTGCATATCTGCTTGACAGCAACCAAAGACAAGCGGAATACCATGATTTGACGGTTGCACAGTATTTTGCAACCGTCATTTCCAAGCATAACAGCATGGTGGAATCCAAGAAGCAGTTCACGGTTGGAATGGTTACGGTTGAAGATGACAATGATTCACTTTACCGGTATTCAAACTATGAAAACACATGGGACACCATCAAAGATAAATTGCTTGACAGGTTGGGTGGTTACATCCGCAGCAGACATCTAAACGGTGTCAGATATGTGGACTATGTTGAATCCTATGGAAGTGTAAACAGTCAGATCATCAACTTTGGTCAAAATATCCTGAATTTGAAACAGTACATCAAAGGGGAAAGCATTGCAACAGCAATCATCCCCTTGGGTGCAACTTTGGAAAATGAAGAAGGTTCTTCTTCAGCGGTGCAGAAAAGGTTGAAAATTGAATCCGTGAATCAGGGTGTTGATTATGTCTATGATCAGGATGCAGTTGACCTTTACGGATGGATTTTTGACACTGTTATTTTTGACAGTGTGACACTTCCGGAAAACCTGAAACAGAAAGGTCAAGCAGAACTTGCAAAAAGACGGTTGCTGAACCTGCAACTTGAACTGAATGCAGTTGACCTTCACCTGTTTGATGTTGACATTGAAAGAATAAAACTTGGTGACAGCATCAGGGTTATATCTGAACCGCATGGAATTGACCGGTTCATGACCGTTTCTGAAATCAACATTGACATTTCCAAACCTTCTGCAACCACCATTGTTCTTGGTGATCAGACCGCAAGTCTGACCGAATACATGAACAGGGATGGAATAAAGGCACAGATTGAAAATGTCATCAGTGATTATGGTTTCAGAAGTGATCTTTCAAACATCAGAAACACCATCAATGAACTTTCAAGCAGCATCACCCAAACGGCACAGAACATTTTGCTTGAAGTTTATTCCAATTGTGCAAAGTACAGTGATGTTGAAGGTGTTGAAGAACTGTTGCGAACAAATGTGGAAGTTCTGAACAACTTGATTGAATTCCGCTTTTCCGCTGCAATCACTGAAACACAGACGGTTGAAGGCATAGTCACACAGAATCAACAGTTGCTTGAAGAATACATCCGTTTTCAGGGTGCATTGATTGAACTTGGAAAGGTCGGAAACGCATTCACAGCGGAACTTTCCAATGAAAAACTTGCATTCCTTCAGGACAATGTTGAAATTGCCTATGTCAGCAACAACAAACTTTACATCACGGATGCCGAAATCAAAAACAAACTGACCATAGGAAACCCCACAAACGGTTATTTTGATTTCATCCCAAGGGCAAACGGAAATCTATCATTGAAGTGGAGGGAATCATAAATGGCATTAAGTGGAAGTGTTACAACATCATCAAGTGAAGGCAGAAGTGTCACACTGAATTGGAGTGCTTCACAGAGCATTGCAAACAACACTTCAACAGTCAGTTGGTCTTTGGTCGGAAGTGGTTCTTTCAGTGGTTGGGTTCAGGTCAGTGAAATCAGGGTCACAATCAACGGATCACAACAGTATTACAGAAGTTCAAGCAATCACACACAGTGTTACAACGGAACGCAGTTGGCAAGTGGTTCTTTGACCATTTCCCATGCAACAGATGGAACAAAGTCCTTTTCAATCACGGTTGAAGCAGGTATTTATCAGTGGGCAATCAACTGTTCAGGAAGCGGTTCTTTCACACTGAACACAATACCAAGGGCATCAAGCATCAGTTCTGTCACATCTTCTGTCACTGTTGATGGTTCAAACAGTGTAACAGTCAACATCAGCAGAAACAGCACTGCATTCACCCACAAGGTGAAATTTGCATTTGGATCATACAGTCAGGAATACACAGGGGTTGCAACTTCAAAAAGTTATACACCACCTATGACTTGGTTGAATGCCATTCCGAATGCGACAAGCGGAACAGCAACGGTCACTGTCACAACCTACAACGGAAGTACACAAATAGGAAGTGCGGTGTCCAAGAACTTCACAGTGAATGTTCCTTCATCTGTTGTCCCTACACTTGGAACTTTTTCCGCAACCATTGTGAACAACACAGTTCCTTCTTCATGGGGAATCTATGTTCAGGACAAATCACAGTGCAAGTTGCAGATCAGTAATGCTTCAGGTGCGTATTCTTCCACCATAAAGGCATATTCAATCAAGCAAGGGTCAACAACCTTGTCAACATCAAGCAGTGTCACAACCCCTGTTTTGGCGGTCACAGGGGGCATCACATACACTGCAACCATAACAGATTCAAGGGGAAGAACGGCATCCAAGACCGTTTCCATTCAGGTATATGCCTATGTTCCCCCTTCCGTGACAAGTGCATTGTCACAAAGATGTTTGCAGAATGGAACATTGAATGATAATGGAACTTACATCAAAGCAACAGGAAAGTTTTCCTTTGCAAGTTGTAACGGAAAGAATTCCGCAACTGCAAAGGTTTACTTCAAGAAACCGGAAGATGCTTCATGGTCAACCGGTGTTGCTTTTTCAAGTAATGTTCCGGTTGTCATTGCCGGTTCTGCTTCCATAGATTCATCCTATCAAGTCATGTATGAAGTCACAGATGCCTTCACAACCGTTCAGTTCATTGATGTTCTTTCAACAGCATTCACCACAATGGACTTCAAAAAGGGTGGAAAAGGTGTTGCAATCGGAAAGGTTTCAGAATATGACAACCTTTTTGATGTTGGACTTCCTTCAAAGTTCAGAAATGGTCTGATATTAGTTGATAGCAACGGCAATGAATATGATGTGTTGGCAATTATAAAAAATCTATAATCAAGAAAGGAAGGTCTTTCAATGGCAAACATTCAAGAATACACCGATGCAATCAGAAATGCGGTGTATGGTGAACAGGTCAGGGGGTCAATTATTGATGCCCTTGAAGCGGTCAACGATGACAACAACAGTTATGCCCAAATCAAACAGGATATTCTTGATGCAAAGTCAAGTGTTGAAGGAACTGTTTCTGCATTTGAAACAACCGCTTCCAATGCAGTCACAGCAGTTCAGAATCAGCAGACTTCTTCTGTTCAGGCAGTAAACAATGCAGCTGATGCAAAGATTACCACAATGAATGGTATTGTGGAAGAAGCTGAACAGGTTGTTTCTGATGTAACCGATGAACTGAATGACATCAAAGAATATCTTGGAAACATCCCTGAAAATGTGGTTGGTATTCAGGTTGACTTTGCAAACAAGCGGTTCAAGCGTTTGGGCGGTGCTGAAGGCAAAACACAGGGATCTGATTTTGACATTTTCCCGATGTTTGGTGGAAGAAAAAGGTGTTGTGTTGATAATGACGGCACTATTCTTTCATATTACGGTGATGACACCTATTCTGAAGATGGCAGCAATGGTCAGGTTATGGTGTATCAGCCCAAGTTCTATTACAGGGTTGTTCCCCTGAAGATTGAAAAGAACACGGTTTCCGGCATTGGTTATCATATCAAAAAGGCAAATTATTATGTCAGTGATACACCACAGACCGGTTTCAAACTTCATCCGGCATTCTATGATGCAAACGGTAATGAAGTTGATTACATCCTTCTTTCAGCCTTTGAAGGTTCAATGTATGATGTTTCTGCATCTGCATATGTAAATGACGGAACAAACACTGAAACCGGCATTGGTGAAGGGGATCTTCTTGCATCTGTTGCAGGTGTCAAGCCCATTTCCGGACTAAAGAAAACCTTTACCAAAGCAAATGCAGAACTGCTTGCAAACAACAGGGGTTCAGGATGGCATCTTGAAACTATCAAAGCAGCATCAGCAAATCAACTGTTGATGATCATTGAATTTGGTACATTGAACACCCAAACCGCACTTGGAAACGGTGTAACAGGCATCACAGACAACAGTGCATATAACTGTTCAAGTCTTACCGGTTCAACTTCATCTCTTGGCAATGCTTCCGGTGCAGCTGCTGAAACCATCAATGAAATTGGTGGAACTGAAACAACCTATGACACCAATGGAAAGGTTTCTGTTTCCTATCGTGGAATGGAAAACCCTTGGGGTAACATTTGGAAGCACATTCAGGGCATCAACATTTGGGGTAATGGTCATATGGCAGGTGGTCAGCCTTATGTTGCAGATGGTCTTTCCGGTTTCAATGAAAGCAAGCATTCTGACAATTACAAAGCGGTTGGTTTCACCATTCCAAATGCTTCAGGGTATATCAATGCCTTTGGATATGGCAACCCTGATTTTGATTGGCTTCTGATGCCTTCTGAAATTGGTGGAACATCTTCTTTGCCGGTTGGTGATTATGCCTATGTTACCGCAAACCTGAACGGTTACAGGATTACCCTATTGGGCGGTAGTTGGTTTAATGGTACTTATGCGGGCGGTTTCTGTTGGTATTGTGCTTTCGGTGTCGGTGCTCGTGTTCGGTATTTCGGCGGTCGGCTGTTGTATGTACCAACGGCAAACATCCCTGAATAAACAATGAAATTAAATGGGCAAGCAAACGGTGGTACAAAGATTACAAAACCTGAAGAAGCCATTGGATTACCTATTTGGGCAGTACTTGGAATTTTGGTACTGATGCAGGCGGTTTCGGTTGGAATTGTAGTAGCAGTGTCGGTAATCGTAATCGGAATATCAGCGGTCACTACCAATGACACCTATTCTGCTATACCTGGCAGGGGAATTCACCTTGTACTGGAAAGGCTGCGGAAGGCAATCAGAAATGATGTTCCAGGTACACAGTATTGCTTGAAGCTTGATGCAAAGAAATATTACCCTTCCATTGACCACAACATCCTGAAAGACAAATACAGGCGGTTGTTCAAGAACAATGACTTGCTTTGGTTACTGGATGAAATTATTGATTCAACACCAGGTGACAAAGGCATACCTATTGGAAATTACCTTTCACAGTACAGTGGAAACTTTTATCTGTCATCCTTTGACCACTGGCTGAAAGAAGTGAAGGGTATCAAGTATTATTACCGTTACATGGATGACATTA